GCACTGCGCTCGCGATTTTGGGCCATTCCATTGGGATTACCAACGGGATCAACGCCACACCGGGCACCGCAGCGCTGCAAATCCAGCGCCCCGCCGATCCTTCGGGCGCGACCGCCGCAGATGGCGTGCTCGCCTACTTTTTGGCGACGATCAACACGAGTTCGGTGTCGATCAGCAACCTTTCCGCCACGGCCAACGCGCGTGTCCGCGTCATGATCGCTGGGGATCTGGTCACGACGCCCTAGGCTCATGGCGTCGCCAGCCAAGATACGAGTTCAAGCGCCAGCCGACCTAGATCCGATTCAGATCGCCCAAGCGGTAGTCGGAAACGGACTTTTGGTGAAGGCGGAGCCTGTGCCGCGCTACGGCAAGCGCACCTTCAAGCGCTACAAGCCCATGGTGACGAGCGTGGTGCGCTTCGAGAAGGCGTACGACGCCCAGCTCGTGGCCATGATGAAGGCGCTCCGCAAGCACATCGAGAAGACCACGGGGACGCGCATCGCCAAGGCCGACACCTACCGGCCCTTGCTCACGCCCGGCGAGCTATTCGAGCTGCAACAGATCATCGAAGACTACCATCGGGCGTTCATCGCCGGGACCGTGGGACCGGAGACCTTGCCGCCGGGCCAGGTCAAGCGCTTGATCGACGCCGGTATCCTTCCCGAAGACTTGCAGCACACGTTCGTGCCGACCGATAAGGTGCTCCCGCCCGCCGCGATGGACGCCATCGAAGACGCCTACCGCTACGGACACGTGCTCTCCGCGTCGCGCACGTATGAAGAGCGCAAGCGCACGTACGGGATCACCTACGACCAGTTCGTACGCACGTACGCCCCGAAGGTGCCGAACGGCCCGAACGAGAAGCACGCCATCGCATGGGCCAAGCACTCCGCGGCCACGGAGATCAAGGGGCTCGGGAACAAGGTCGCGGCGGATTTCAGCACCATCGCCATCGAAGCGGACAAGGATCTGAGGCGCCGCTACGAAGGTGTCATTCGTGATTCAGTCTCGGAGAACATCCAACGCCAAGAGACCGTGCAACAGCTCGCGAGCGACTTGGGCCACAAGACCGGGGACTGGTCCCGCGATTTCAAACGCATTGCGGCCACCGAGAAGCACAAGGCGATGCAAGAGGGCATCGTCACAGGGCTCGTGGAGCGCTACGGCGATCCCGACGATATCCGGGTCGCCAAGATGCCGAACCCCGATGCGTGCCCGCATTGCCTTCGGCTGCACAAGCACCCCGATGGCCGGCTCAGGATATTCAAGCTCAGCGAGCTAGTGGAGAATGGCAGTAACGTCGGCCGCAAAGCCGCCGCTTGGCAAGCCACGGTTGGCCCTGTGCATCCATGGTGCGGCTGCGATCTCATCCATGTGCCCGAAGGCTGGGGCTTCGATGAGAGCGGCGACATGCTTCCCGAAGCGCTACTGCGCAGCGATTGGCTCGCATGGGATCTGCGCAAGAGCGCAACCGCCGCCCCCATGCTGAGCTACGGGGAGAGCCGGCCCGACAAGGGCGTGGTGATCCGGGTCGGCGACCCTGAAGTGCACGCTGAGATCCAGATGGTGATCGACAAGACGCCGCCGGAGATATTCGATCGGAAGGTCGGGATCACGTTCATTACGACCGATATCCCCCGCGCGCAGAACCCGCTCGAAGAGCACGACTACGCGTATTGGAGCGGCAATGAGATCCGGGTCTCGCAGACCCTTCCCGCGGAGCGCATCGCACGGGTGCTCCCCCACGAGATCGGGCACTCCCTGAACGTCCACCTCATGCACGAATTTGGGAACATCGAAGCGGTCAAAGAATGGCACGCCAAGCTCGACGCGATCAGCCAAGATGAAGGCTACGTGAGCGACTACGCGAAGCGCGAGCCCATCGAGAACGCCGCCGAAGTCACGATGAACTATCTGTACCACCGCCAACGGCTTATGCTTCGATGGCCCCGGCAGTTCGCATTCGTGCACAAAGCGTATCGAAAAATCTGGTCATGACGGCTCAAGGGATAATGAACGGCGACAAGCACTTGCACTGCCCGCATTGCGACCGCCCGATCTTTCGCAAAAGTAGTTCTGGCGCGCGCTACAAGGCCAAAACGTCGATCATCGTGTTGCACAAGAGTGGCGACGTGGAGATCAACTGCGGCTCGTGCAAGCGCGCGGTTATCCTCGCAAGAGCGAAAATCGAGCTGCGGAAGGCTGTTTTCATCATCCCGAAGAGTTGACACGCCCTAGGGGATACTGTCAGATCATCATCGGGGCCTAGGTTACGCGGGGGCGTGATCATTAGAGGCGGTTCAACCTTCGACGGTTGACCGCCTTTTTTGCGTTCTGGGGGGCAAATTGGGAGCAACACCGTTCAAATTCGATATCGCGGTCGAGTGCTTTGAAAAGGCGGGTGCCGATCCCTCCAAAGAGCGCCGCATCGGGGGCATCGTGTCGACGGGTGCGATCGACCGCCAAGGCGAGCGCCTGATCCAGACGGGGCTCGACTTTTCGCCGTTCTTGAAGGGCGGCTGGTTCAACGACAATCACGATAGCAGCACCGAGGCGTTGGTCGGATATCCCGACAAATGCGAGCTGCGCGAGCTGCCCGATGGGGAGCAAGGTTGGTACGTCGAAGGTTATCTTCTGAAGGGCCACCAACGCGCCGACAACCTTTGGAACATTGCCCAAGCGTTGCAGAAGAGCGACCGCCGGCTCGGGTTCAGTGTCGAAGGCCAGATCGAAGAGCGCGACGCGACGAACCCGACCGTGGTTCGCAAAGCGTCCGTGCGCGAGGTCGCGATCACACGCTGCCCCGTGAACAACGGCACAGGGCTCGATGTGCTCGCGAAGTCGCTGAGCGCTGGCAGCGCCGTGGGCGACCCCGGCACCGCGCCCGGTGAAGGCTTCCCGCTTCGGACCGAAAGTCTCGAAGGCGGCAAGAAAAAGAAGAAAAAGAAGCGCCTCTACAAAGCATCTGAGGCGATGGAAAGACTTCGCGCAATCCGGCCAAACCTGGACGGCGCGCTAGCAGAGAAAATCGTGGCGTACGCGATGAAGTGGCACGCCGAAACGGAGGATATCGAAAATGCCGGATGAACAAACATCGGGACCGCAGGTAACGGATGACGGCCTTGGGAAAGCTCTCGATGAGCTTCTGAAGGCGGCCGACGCTACGAGCTTGGCCAAGGGCGCAACGCACTCGGGCAAGGGTTCCAACTCAGTGGAAACCAGTCCCCACGTCGACGAAGACGGCACCACGGCGGGCTCGCTCGCCGGAGCCGGCGACGTAGGCGGAATCGATACGCTCATGGTCGCCAAGATGAGCGCTGCGGGCATTCCCGCCGGTATCATCAACGCCTTCGCAGCCTTCATGAGCGACGACGAAGAAGAAGAGGACGAGGACGAGGACGACGACAAGGAGAAGAAGGAAAACCCCTTCGACAAGAGCCTTGAGCCTTCTTTCCAGAAGTCTATGGACTCGTTCCGAGAAGACTCGGTTATCGATGACACCATCGATGTATCGCCGTTCCTTGAGGCGCTGACGGCCCGCACGGCCGATCAGCTCGATGCGATTCGCAAGAGCGCGGGCCACTTCGAAGGCCAGCAAAACCATGTGAATCAGAAGCTCGCTGCGGCACTCCACCAAATCGGTGGCTTGCTCAAGAGCCAGACCGGCGTGATTCAGGCTCTCGGGCAGCGCTTGAATCTAGTCGAGCGCACTCCGGCACCGCAGAAGGGAGCGACCCAGCTCTCCGGCGCGCAGCCGCTTCACAAAGCAATTCCGGGCGAGCTTGGCCAGGGCGGCAAGGATCTTCGCAAGAGCGAGATTCTGTCAACGCTCACGTACATGAACTTGGAAAAGGGCATGCACGAGATCAACGGCCAGCGCACATCCGAACTAGTCGGGCTGTTCGAAGGGGGCAACGTCATCGATGAGAAGACCGTCGGTGCCGTTCAGAGCTTCCTCGCCACCCACCCAAATGAGGCGGACGCGGCTCGGCAGTACGCCTAAACGCGCCATGGAAAGAAACAAGAGAGGATTGAAAAAATGAGTGTTGGATCATTTGTTTCGGCGCGAGACTACCGCGATTACGGCGGATGGGGCTCTTCATCGCCGGACGAACTAGCAGAGCTTCGCAAGGCGCTTGTAGCCGGCAGCGACGTGAACGACCCAGGCGTTGCGCCCGGTGTCGGATTTCCGTTGAGGACGGAATCACTCGAAGCGCAGCTCAAGAACCTGACGTTCGAAATGTCAGAAATCAAGTTGTTCCGCAGCATCGCCAAGGTGCCAGCGAGCAATACGGTCGAGGAATTCAACCGTTTGGTGAGCTACAGCCGTTCGGGCAGTCGCCGCTTCAACATGGGTTGGATGAGTGAGGGAGCGCTTCCAGAGGAAGAAGACAGCACCTACGAACGTGTGACCGTTCTCACGAAGTATCTCGGCGTTGTGGGCCGGGTCACACATGTGGCCAACACAATCCGGGCTGCTCACGGGAACGTGATCGCGCTCGAAACCATGAACAAGACGATGGATCTTCTCAAGAATCTTGAGAACGCCCTCTTCTTCGGAAACTCCGCGCTCATTCCTGAGCAGTTGGATGGCTTGGAAAAGCTGATCAGCGACGGTGCTCCCGATAACGTGGTCGACCTTCGCGGTGCACCGCTCACTGAGAGCGCCATGAACGACATGCTGCTTCAGATTCGTCAGAACTACGGCATGGCGACCGATGCCTACTTCAGCGCCGGGGCCTTCTCGGATCTCGCGAAGCAGGTCTACGATCGTCAGCGGTTCGCACTGGCGCCAGCACCGGGCACGCTCGGTACGACCGTCACGGCTTTCCAAGGCCAACACGGCAAGATCAATCTCCACGACCACGTGTTCTTCGAGGACGAGCAGTCCGCGTTGACCGGCGGTCTTGGCGATGCGTCGAAGGCGCCGCTCGTTCCGACGATCACCGTGGCTCCGGCCGCGGCAGCCAACGCAGCTTCGCAGTTCGTTCTGGCAGACGCCGGCACGTACATCTACACGGTCGTGGGCGGGAACAAGTTCGGGCTCAGCCCGTCGCTCGACTCGGCTTCGGTCGTAGTTGCAGCGGGCGATCAGGTCACCTTCACGGTCGGCGACGGCGGTCAAGGAACCACGTTCTACGAAATCTACCGCAGCGATGTGGGCGGCGCGGCTTCGACCGCGAAGCTCATGACTCGTGTCGCGCGCACTGGCGCAACGCAGGTCATTACGGATAACAACGATGACATTCCGGGGACCACCAAGGGCTTCGTCTTGCAGCAAAACCAGCGCTCAATGAGCTGGGCTCAGCTCTTGCCGATGACCCGCGTGCCACTTGCAACCATCGATACGAGCATAAGGTGGGCGCAGGTAGTATATGGTGCGATAAAGCTCTACACGCCCGCACGTAACATCGTGGTCAAGAATATCGGCCGCGAACCGGGTAGCCTCTAAGGGAGGAAGCCCATAGCGAAAGCTGGTAGAACGGGGCGAGCGGGCGTAGGTTCGCTCGCCTTTTCTACTTTTTGGAGGGAAAAAGGACCATGAAGATCAAGAATGAGAACATGGCAGGCACCGAAATGGGCTTGCGATACGGCGACGGCACCGTGACCGGGGACGAGAACGGGATCTTCGACGTACCCGCCAAGGATGCCGAATTCCTTCTGAGCACACCGGGGTGGAGCAAGCTCAAAAAGGGCTCTCCCTTGAGCGGAGCGAGCACGCACCCCTCATTGGCCCCAGCACCCGACCCAGCACCCGACGAGCCTGAGCCGGCGCCTGAGACGGCCCCAGCGGACGATGGCGGGGGCGATGAAGGGGACGACGGCGAGGATGCGCCCGAAGGCCCTGATCTCGAAGCCATGACCAAGGCGGAGCTTTTGGCGTGCGCGGCGGAGTACGGCGTCGAAGACGTAGACTCGTACATGCGCAAAGACGATATCAAGGCAGCGCTCGAAGCCGCGCTTTTTGAGGGGGAGTAATGGCCGCTCACGCTGACGATCTGCGGTACTTCTACGCAGAGCACTTGGGGGATTCGGTTCAGGTCACGTGTCCTTCGGGGGGCACGGTCGAGCTGCCCGAAGCACTGACGCCGGGGCGCTACGAGATCCGCGTGCCCGCCTACGGGGGTGGGGATCTGTGGATTCGCCAAGGGGCGTTTGGCGACGTTCTGGCTGCGAATGCGGCCCCGTCCACGCAGTTCGTAGGACATACGGACGTAGGGCACCTCAACTACCCGGTCTTCACGCTCATGGTGCGCGGGACGCTCGACAACGGTCTTTCCTTTTACGGGGACGGCGGTACGCCCATCGCGCAGATCACCAAGGTTTCAAGGGACAAGGGATAATGCTACGCGAAAAGAAACAAGGCGGGCCGCTGGTCAAGATCAAAGAGCAGCCAGCGCGCAAGCCACCGCCCAAGCGCGTTGTGCCACCGGCCCCTAAAGAGATCGAAGTCGCGCTGGATCAGCAACAGCTCTTACGCATGCAGGCGACCCAGACAGACGATGGGCTCGTGATCTCGGCGTTGGTTGCAGACGGCTACACCGATGGCGAGGGGGACTTTCATCCCGTGCGTCGGCGTCGATTCCACTACACCGGGGAAGCGGCGCTCACGGTGGCGTGGGCGGCTTTCGAAGAGGCGTTGTGGACGGTCATCGATGAAGAGCCGGCGCCCTTCGAGCGCCCCGCTGATCAAGGTGAGCCCTTCCAAGTCGCGCCTACGGAGTAAGTGATTGACCCCAAACAGAGCATACGCCCCTATCGCAAGGTCGATATGGGCACGGAGCTGGCGGAGCACGATGCTCGGCTCCGCAAACTTGAAAAGCTCGAAACTCAGGTTCGGGTCTTTCAAGTGCTCGCCGGGATGCTGTTGCTCACATTGATCGGCTCATGGCAACGGGGGTGCACGCGGGAGGACAATCAGCGCATCGAACAAGCAGGGCTGAAGCAGGCCGTCGAATCGCACGCGAAGCAGCCGCATGGGGTGGACCAAGACACGCTTGATAGCATGCAGAACACGGACAAAGAGCACGGCGAACGGCTTTGGACCATCGAGAAGCGCCTCTACATCCGAAAGAAGAAGTGAATGCAGCACGTAGTCGACGTACCTGAAGAGATCGAAATGCGGCTCGCGAGCGAAGCAGACAAGCAAAAGCTCTTCGTGAAGGATCTGATCCCGCTGATCCTCGCGGAGTATTTTCAGATGTGGGATGACATGGAAGGTGGGGCTGCACTTTTGAAGGTGGATACGCCAGAATGAGCGTGGGGGGATCATGGGCCAGGTAAATCCAATCGATGCAGCGGAGAACAGCGGCGTCGACACGCGCGCGCAAGGCAACGTCATCCGCGTCACGACGAATGACCCCAAGATCGCCGTGGCCATCGAAGCAGGTTTCGAGCGCTTGGTGGTCGAGCGCAGCACCGATCAGGGGCTCACGTACGAAGAGATTTCCCACGCGTCGGAGCGCCCTGTGCTCAAAGAGGGGCAGTTCGTCTACGAGTTCTTCGACCGCTGCGGCGACCCCGGCTACCTCTACCGCACGCGCTACGTCGGTACGATCAAGGGTGAGAAGTATTGCACCGACCCAAGCCCGTCCATCCTTGGCGCGGGCCTTGCGGTCCGCAATATCCTGACGGTCGAGCAACTGAAGAGCCGCTACATGTTCGGGCTCGACCTGACGAACGACAAAGGCGAACCGCTCGAAGACGACGTGTACCTTTCGTACATCATGGCGGCGATTCGCGGCTTCGAGAAGCAAGTCGATATCCCGCTCTTGCCGACCACGTTTGTCGAGAAGCACGACTACTACCGGAACGACTATCACTCGTTCAACTTCATCCACTTGGATAACACTCCGGTCATCGCCGTTGACGAGTTCCGGGTGCAGTACCCATCGGGGCAGAACGTCATCATTTTCCCCGGCGAGTGGATTCGCCTGAGCAAGCTCGAAGGGCACGTGCAGATCGTGCCCACGAGTGGCACGCTCTCCGAGATCCTTGTCGGCCAAGGCGGCAGCTTCCTTCCGGCCATCTACAACGGGCTCGACTATCTCCCTGAGCTTTTCGAAGTGGCCTACACGGCGGGCTTCGAAGACGGGAAGATCCCGGCCGATATCATCAATCTGATCGGCATGATGGCGAGCATCGGACCCTTCCACATCTTTGGCGATCTCATTGCCGGCGCGGGCATCGCGAATATCAGCCTGAGCATGGACGGGCTGAGCCAATCCGTAGGCACAACTTCTTCGGCGACGAACAGTGGCTATGGCGCACGAGTCGGCAATTACCTCAAGGAAATCAAGGCCGCGATCCCGATGTACAAGCAGTGGTATCGGGGCATCAAAATGACTTGGGCATAGCGACGGTCCAGCGTATAAGCGGGGCATGGCGCTCTCCCCCGGCACGCTGATCACCACGTCACGTGGTCTCGCCCCCGTCGAAGCTCTTGCAGGCGACCCCTTCGAGGTTTGGACGGGGCGACAATACGTACCCGCGCACGTGCGCACCGCGGGCGTCGTCCCTGTAGCCCGTCTAGCGCTCGCCAACGGGCTCTCCGTGGCCGTGAGCCCCGATCAGCCCCTAGCGGTCGTCCCCTCAGAGAGCGCCCTAGGCGCCCCCTTGTGGCGCATGCAACAGGCGATCAAGGCGGGTGACCGCGTGCTCATGAGCTATCGGCGCGATGACACGGAGCTGAACGGGTCGACTTTCTTCGAAGGGCTCGACTTCCGGGGCTTTTCGCCGACCCGCGCCCTACTCGAAGATCCGGGCATCTGGCACTTGCTCGGGTACGCGCTCGGGAACGGCTACTTTCCCGACAAAGAGCTGCGCACGGAGTCGTTCCGGGTCTTCGCGCCCACACTGCCCGATGAGCCTTTGCTCGATGGGTTCGAAGCGATGTGCGACTGCCACGAGATCCCGGCCATGCGCACCGAAGGCGAGCACGCCATGCTTTCGATCTGGGACCGGGGCTTTCAGCAATGGCTGCGGGATCTGGGGTTCCGGTCGAGCGCAGAAGTGCAGACCATTCCGAACCGCTTCTTCCAAGGCCCCGCGTGGATTCGCGAGGCGTTGCTCAAGGGGCTCTTCGCGAGCGCGGGGCGCTGGGATGTTTCGGACAACGCGCCCGTGCTCTACCTGCATCCGCCGCAGCTCCGCCAGTCCGCACTGCGGTGCCTTTGGAGCGTGGGTATCGCGGCGCACGAAAAGCGGGGCGACTACGCGGTCCACAAGATCCGGGTCTCCGATGTGGCGAGCTACATGGCGCAAGTCAATTCGCTTCGAGAAGAGCCGCGTGAGGGTAGGGGCGAGCGCGTACGCGTGGGCCTTTGGGACAAGCTGCCCGTGTCCACATCGCAGACCATCGTCCGTGCGTGCATGGTGAGCCCCGCGTTCAAAGAGCTAGACCAGCTCGACCGCACGAGTCTCATCCGTACCGAAGCGCAAGGCTTGGCGTTCCGCCGGCCGGTGGCCTTCAATTGGCTCAGCAAGCTCGGCTTAGAGATTCCCGACGCGCTGCACTACCACCACGCCAAAGTCGGCGTGGTGGATGCAGAGCCGATCTCGCAAGCGCTCATGTACTACGTGGAAGTAGACGATGATCCGCACATGTTCGTAGCGAACCATCTAGTGCTTGGAGACTCACGCGCGGTGCTGTAGCTCTTTGATAATCAAGAGCTGGTCGACGACCATGTTTCGAAGCTGTTGGTTTTCCGCCTCAAGATGATTCGTCTTCGCGTACTGCACGAGTCGCGTGCTGCGCGTACGCGATTGCTGGCGCCGCTTCTTAGGCTTCGCCGTTGGCGTAGGCGTCGCAGCGGTTTGGAGCTGCGACTTCCACTTGTAGATCAGCGCAGAGCTGAGTTTGTACTTCTTAGCGACCGCAGTTGCGCTCGTGCGATTCGCTTCGGCGACGTACTTCTGCTTCTGTGCGGGGGTGAACTTACGACGCTTGACGTGCCGCTTGCTAGTTGCCTTTGAGGGCATGGGGGTTCCCTTCGGGGTGGTAGGTTGTAGGACTACGGTCCATCATATTCGACGGACCGTAGACGCTTGTCAAGCCGTTCCTTAGTTCAAGGCAGGATCGGTCGTAGCGGGCTTGCCGCAGTTGGGGCAGTCGGGGTCTCCACAAGTCTCTTGGGGGATTAGAGAGTCGTAGTACGACATGATCCGGTTGAGCCCGTCTTCGAGTAGCGATAGCGGCACCTTCTTATCTCGGAAAATGCCCACGATCTCGTCGTCGTCATCGATCACTACCACGTCTTGCCAGAAGACCGGCGTGGGGCTCCCTTCGAGTGGCGCAGCGGGTCCGCGCGTCCAGATGATCATATGCCCTGTGACTTTGACTCTCATGCTTACTGCCCCCATCCCGCACACACGGGGCCAAGCCCGCGTTCGATGCTCTCCGGCACGGTGAGCTTACGACCACATCGGCCGCAGCGCCCCTCGTGCCAAAACTCCGCGGGTGCGAAGTCTTCATCGGTGGTGAAGCGCTTCCAAAGCCAGCGGAAGGCCCGCGCGCTTGGCGCCTCTTCGGTGATCCGGCTCTTGCGGCCGTGCACGAACTTTTCAGCGTCGAAGATCGTTCCGAGAAACGAGTAGTCGGAATCGTTGTCGGGTCCGCTCAGCAAGCCGACGAAAAAGAGTTCCTTGTTCTCTTCGACTTCCTTGCGCTTGATCTTGTACGTGAAGCGGTTGCCGGTCTCCGGGTTCAGCACGGTGAACGTCGCGTTGCCCGCGAGCGCGTACGCTTTCGCAAAAGCTGGGGTGTGAAGTCGTCCGCGCATGCTCACGGGCGCATCGTCGGGCAGCTCTTGCGCACCCATCACGTCTTCGATCGTCGGGGGGTCTACAAACTCGTCGGTGTGGTCAATCATGGTCTTAGTCCCTTCACCTAAAGAGTACGGTGCACCGTATAGAATGTCAAACCGACCGTATAGCTCCGTGTTTTGCAGGGATTTGTAATCGTATACGATGTATGGTATACTTGGGGGATGAAGCGCTCTCAGCTATTCGCGCGTCTTGTCGCCCGACTCCCCGATATCGTGTTCGCGGAGTACGGGCGGAAGGACGTGTGCATTCCCGCCGCGTACCACTGCCAGGAAATCTTACGCGCCAAGGGGATACCCGCGCGCCTTGCGTGCATGGACGCCGTTGCGATGAATTGGCCTTTCGTCGAATGGGTGAACCGGCGCTTGGATGGGCACCACGATCCAATGCCGCACTACGCATGGTCGGTCGGGATCACGCACATGAACCCGGATGCGGAAGGCTACCTGAGCCACCTTGTGTGTGTGTCGAAGGGCGCGGTGATCGATTGCGCAGCCGGGGGAATGTCACGGCCGCAGCAAGGGATGCCCGTTCCCGCTGGGCTCATCGTGAAAGGCGGCAAGTGGCACGACGACACGACGGTGGTCACGTACGAGCCGTCGCCGGAGCCTGTTCCGCCGATGTGGCGGCTCGACCCCATCGCCACGGCGCGCGTGCAAGCGCGGATCAAAAAAGAGATCCTAGAGCAAGGGAGCTGATTATCCTGAGCCCGTGAGCTAACCTTGCGGGGACATGGCCGACCCTTCGAAGCTCGCGCCCCCCGCGCCCGTCGATCACTCCGATCGGACCGTCGACGTACCGCGGACCATCGGGGCCTACGATCCAAGTGAAGACTACCCCGCGAAGCAGAAGACGCGGGCTGATTTCCGGCCCCAAGAGTTCGATCGAGTCATCGGGCAGCACGGCAAGTACGTCACGTGGCGCAAGGCCCTGCTTTGCCCGTGCGAGAACCGCGATACGGGGCAGCCCCAAGTCGATTGCGAGGACTGCGACGGCTCGGGCTACGTCTACGTCGACAAGCACCGCATCCGCGCGCACATGGTGAGCTTCGACAAGGCCACCAAAATCTACGAGAAGTTCGGCATGTGGCTCGAAGGCAACGTGCAGATCACCGTGCTCCCGCAGTACCGGCTCGGCTTCCGCGATTCCATCGAAATGGAAGACGCGCTCATGAGCTTCAACGAGCTACTTCGGAAGGGGAACCGGCGCGGCCGGCGGAGCAAGCTCCCAGACGGCTACGACTCCGCTCGCTACCGGATCACCACCGTGACGCGGCTGGCGTATCATTCGGGAGACTCGTTCGCGCTACTCGAATCAGGCTACCATTTCGAAGTGAGCGATGAGGGGTGGATCAAGTGGCTCGCGCCGGGGAACAACGCCGTGCCTGACGGCGAGACAATCAGCGTGCTCTACGATTTCCACCCCGTTTTCCAGATCATTAGCCACCCGCATGCGACGCGCGATGACGTGCGGGGCACCAAGGTGGCCAAAGACACGTCCTACGCACTCCCCATTCAGGCCGCGGCGCGGCTTGATTACCTCATCGATATCAACGCGGCTGCGATACCGCCGGTCACAGGATAATGGCGCTCGTCAGAGTCGATCTTGCCGATGTGGTAGCCAACGTGGCGCGGGGGTTGCCACGGCTCAGCGACACCCGGCGACTCCAAATGGAGCTGGGTGCATCGGCGATGCAGTATTGGAAGCAGCTCGCCAAAACCAAGCTACTCAGCTCATCGGCTTCCTACACGTCTTCGCTCAGCCATCGGTCCACGGAGAGCCGGGAGTACATCGTGCTCACGGGCGTGCTCCCGAACATGATTGAAGGCGGGTTCAAGGGCGGCGACATGCGCGATTGGATGCTCAAGGGCGCCAAATCCAAGATGGGCAAGAACGGGCGGTATCTCACCATCCCGTTTCGCCACGGCTCCAAAGACACGACGGGCCGCAACGTCGGGCCGGAAATGCCCAGACCCATCTACAACGCCGCCAAGAAGCTCGACGGCACCAAGAGCAAGGCGAAGCGACTCACGGGCGAGGGCGGCAAGAGCGTGCTCTACGGCAAGCGCCTTGAGCCCCACGGGCGCGGCGTGAGCAAGCAAGTCACCAAGATGCTCAACACGAAGGCCAAAGACTGGCACACCACGAGCATCTACACGGGCATGCAGCGCACCGAAAAGCAGTACGAATCGGCGAATCAGACGGGCGGTTACACGACCTTCCGGCGGATCAGTACCAACACGCGCTCAGGGATCGACCCGAAGACCGGGCAGATGCGTAAGAGCTGGCACCATCCGGGGATCAAGGCCGTCAACTTCGCGGTCAAGGTGCGGGAGCGCGTGGAACAGCTCGCGCCTATCACTTTGCGGCAGATTTTAGGGGAATAATGGGGCGCAAAGACAAAGCGAACACCCGCAACCTAGGCGGCACACTCCAAAACGAAATCGAGCCCTTCTTCGAAGGGCCGCTACTCGCCAACGCGCGCACGAGCATCGTGCTCTTGGAGCGTGTGATCTTGGGTCTTTTGCGCTCCGAGGTAGACCGGCTGAAGGATAACGAGGAAGAGCTGACGCGCTTTTTCAGCCATTTTTTCGATCCCACGGCGGGCGCCGAAGAGCGCGCGCGATTCGTCACCAACTTTCAACGCGAGCCGCCGGTCACGGTCATCGGCTACCCGCGCGCAGCGGGCGACTTCCCATGCTTCGCCATTATCCTTGAGAGCGAGGAAGAGACCGACCCCCCGATCATGGGGGACTACGTTGGGATGACGCTCGAAGGCGAGCCCGGCGAAGCGGCGGAGTACGAGGGCGGCTTCTTTCGCAACACCTACGGGATCTACATCTACGCGCAGAATTCCGATGTGGCCGTCTATCTCTACCAGTTTGCCAAGATGGTGATTTTCGGTGCAAAAACCGCGCTTCAATGTGCGGGTTTCACCGACTTGAGCTTCAGCGGCGGCGAGCTGAGCCCGCAGGAAATGTACTTGCCGGATAACATGTACGCGCGCGTCTTGCGCGTTCAGGCGACCGCGCCAATGACGGTGCCGCGCCTCGTGATCGATCCTGCAAAGGTTCGTGTCCTAGGGCTGTACATGGATGATATCGTAGTGGACGGAATGCGCGGGGGCGTGACACCGTACGCTACAGAAGGATCTGAAAATGGCGAAAGCTAGGGGGCGCTCCGGGGGGAGCACACAGAGTTCGTCGGAACCGCGTAAGTCGGAGCCGGCGGTAGAGGATAACGGGGCCACGCCAGAGGCCGCGCCGGAGCCCGGTTTACCGGAGCCGACGCCCGAAGAGAGCCCTTCGGCAGATAGTTTGCCGCAAGGGCTGCCAGACCGAACGCCACGCGTTACGATTCAGGCATTCGTGCGGGGGGCCAAAGATCCAATTCTACGTGCGTTCGCAGGCCAAGAGCGGCTGACACAGGCCGCTCGGAAGCTGACACGGGCTGAGTGGAAGACGGCATTCGAAGCCTTCAAAAGTGAACCTAGGTAGGGGGTAAGGGGTACATGGCTACTGCAATCTTTTTCAACGGGCGGCGAATTAACGTCCCGCAGGTCGTCAGCAAAGTCGACGCAAGCGCGCTGAGCAGTGTCAGCCCGTCCGCAGTCGGAATCGTCGCGCTGATCGGCACTGCCGAAGGTGGCGTTCCGTTGACCGTCGACGAGTCGGATTCCGACATGACACGGGCTGGCCAGGTCTTCGACCGCTACCGCACGGGAGACCTGAAAACCGCGTCGCTTTTCGCGTTCGAACCGTCCAGCGATGACGCCGTGCCCAACGGCGCGCAGAAGATCGTTGCCGTGAAAGTCAATCCCGCCACGCAGAGCACTGCGACCCTGCAAGACGGAACACCCGCCGGGGCCGTGGATCTCACGAGCCGCGACTACGGGCTGTTCACGGAGCAGATCAATATCACGATCGAAGCCGGCACGAATCAGGGCAAAAAGCTCACCGTCGTCTTCGAGGATGAGAGCGAAGTCTTCGATGACGTGGGCGGCGATGCCGTGTTCACCGCGGGTTACGCGGCGGGCTCAGACGGCTACGACACGATCACAGGGCAAGTCACGGCGACGGAGTTCCTTGCTGCGGCCACCAAAGACGAGTTGGGGCTCTCCGCAGAGCGCACCGCCGATATCCCGGCACCGGGCGTGCTCGATGTGGCCAGCGACAATGTAGGCGACACGACTCAGACGATCACCGTCTACGGGCTCGACGCGTCGGATGTGCCCATCAAAGAGAGCATTGCACTGAACGGCACCACGAACGTCACGGGCTCCGTGAGCTTCACCAAGGTGCTCGGGTGCGTGCTCGATGGGGTCGCTCTTGGCACCGTCACAGTCAGCGACTCGCCGATCACCGCCACGCTGTTCGCGCTCGCGACCACCGTGCTTACGCGCGGCGTCGTGCTCACCACCAATACGCCCGTCAACGGCGTGGTCACGGTGACCATCGATACGGACGACGCGACCGATTGCGTGATTCGAGGCACCAACGCTTCGGGCATCGAAATCGCAGAGCGCATCGATCTGACGGCCGCGAACACGTTGCCGGTTGTCGGCACCGTGGTGTTCGCCAAGATCACGCAAATCGAGCTGGGGGATACCGCCTTGGTGCGTACCGTCTCGATTAGCTGCAACGCAGAAGCCACGAAGCACAGCACGTTCGCAACCGTGTCGAAGCTCGTAGACCGGCTCAACACACTCGATGGATTCACTGCCGCAGCACTTGTGCGGAACCCGACCACCTTTCTCATGACCGACATGGATAACGGGGCGGCAGTGAACCTTTTGGCGGTGACGGCCGACTTCGATGGGGATCTCTTCAAGATCGTCGATAAGCTCAACACGGAAAGTGCCTACGTCAGCGCCGCACGCGCGACGGGCGCCGCCGGAGCGCCGGCAGACACCGCAAGCCCGATCTACCTCACGGGCGGGATCGAAGGCGTCACGACGATCAGTCAGTGGCAAGCCGCCTTCGAACTTCTTCGCAAGCGGCGGGTGACCACCATCGTGCCGCTCACTCAAGACCCCGCAGTGCACAACCTCTTGCTCTCCCATCTGGTCGAGCGAGCGGGCCGACTCCGCAGCGAGGCGAACGGCTACGCAGGGCTCGGCACCACGGACGGCGAGGGCGAGACTCGGGCCAATATCAAGTCGCAGATTCAGGTCGTTCAGAGCCGGCATATCAGTGCCATCGGCGAAGAGTGTCAGCGCTTCGACCCAGAGACCGGCGTTGCTACTTGGTATCCGCCGTACATCTACTCAGCAATCGCGGCTGGCATGCAGGCGGGAAGCCCCATCGGCGAGCCGATGACGCGCAAGCGCCCCAATGTCACGGACACCCGCAATGACAGCTCGTGGAGCGTCGAAAACGACGTGGAAGAGCTGATCGACGCAGGGCTCATGATGAGTGAAAAGGTCGACGGCGTTGGCATCCGCTGGGTCCGTTCGATCACCACGCACTTGGCAGACGATAACGTCGTCTTCACGGAAATGAGCGCGAACGAAGCGGCCAACACGGCCATCTTCGAGTTGCGCCGAACACTCGAATTGAAGATCGGTCAACGGGGGTTGGCGGGTTCAGCGGCGGCTATCAAAGGGCTGGCCAACGATGAGCTTGGTAGGCTCATCGATGACGAGATCATCGTGGCGTACCGGGCACTGCAAGTAGAGCAGATCGGCGACGTGTTCCCGGTCTCGGTCGAGATTGCGCCGGTACTTCCGATCAACTTCATTCCGATTACCGTCCATCTCGTGGCGGTACGGGCAGCGGCATAAGGTAGGGGGCATCAATGGCCGGTAGAGGATTGGTTCTTTCAGGCGCGAGAGCGCGACTCATGATCGAGGGTGTGAAGGTCATGTACGCGACGAACGTCTCGTACTCGGAAGAAATTCGCCATGACGCCATCGAAGTGCTCGACCAATTCGATGTGGCCGAACATGTGCCAGTGTCGTACAATGTAACCTTCAGCGCACAGATGGTTCGGGTCGTGACGAATCCCATCAAACTCCGCGATGGCGTGGTGATTCAGCCCCGGCTCGAAGACATTCTTTCGGCCCCTGAGTTGACGTGTTCCATCGAGGACCGCGCGACGGGGAACGTGATTGCGAACATCGAGCGCGTGAAGGCGACTCGCTACACGCAGAACACGGGTGCGCGCGGGATCGTGTTGAACGACGTGGAGTTCGTAGCGATCAGAATCCGCGACGAATCCGAGATCGCGTAGTAGAAGGGGGACATGAAAACCCCCGAAGAGATACTAGAGAACATCGAGCGCGAGTCGGAGCCCGCAGTCTCCGACGCGAAGCTGCCCGGTATCACGAAGTTCCACATCGATGTGATCGGCACGCGTGGAGTTCGCTACAAAGGCGACTTCATCTACCGCGTGCCTCGCATGATCGATCAAGTGAGCATCGGCCGGCTCAAGAGCGAGTACCTTCCGCAAGGGGGTATGGCCGACCCGAACGCAGCGATCATCGTGGAGCAGTTGTGCTACTTGGCGGTCACGATTCAAGACCCGAAGCCCGATTGGTGGAGCCCCAGCGAGTTCTACGATGCAGCGCCACTAGGGGCGGTCTACAAGGAGGCGCTCAATTACGAGCGAAAATTTCACGGAGGGGATGCGGACGATTCCGAAGCTCGAAGCGGAGTTGGAAGCGATGGAATTCTCGAATCTGACGGACCTGACGCGCCTCGTGAAGCTACTGTGGGTCGAAAAGTTCAACCGCCCACCAAACGACGGGAGACTCTTGTCTCTCACTCTGAGAGAAGCGGCTGAACAGGTATTCGAACAGACGGCTTTCAGCACGTACATGAAGAAACGCGCCGACAAGAAAGCCCCTACGTGGCGGGACGTAGACGAGTGGGCAGCCCCCGAAGTCGAGACCGTGACCGGCAAAGAGGCGGAGCGTATCGCCGACGTGCCTCATTTGACTGGCGACGCGGAGTGGGATGCCGTTGAGCTGGCAGAGACCGATCCAACCCGCCCGTTGCTATCTGAACGGTTAGAGGGCTGGTAGGGTTAGAACCATGGCGGGGGAAAGCAGACAACGTACAGTCGTCGAGATCGGCGTTGACGATCGGGCGGTCAAGGGTCTCGGGCAGACCATGGAGCGCGCCTTTGATCCCGCGATCATCGAGAGCTTCGCCCGCAGCGTAGAGCGCCTTGAACGGACGCTGGACCGGCTTGCGGACACCGCGGGTAAGGCGGGCGTAAGCGGCGGTGGCGGCGGCGGGGGCGGTTCAGGCGGTGGCACGAGCGCC